TTCCATATAAATCAACAGTAGATAAAAAATTACACCGTTACTTTGTTGATTTATTAATACAATTAGATAATAAAGAAACATATCTTATAGAAATCAAACCAAAAAATCAAACTGTTCCACCTAAAAAGCGTAGTCGTAAAACTAAAAAGTATATAAACGAAGTGGTTACCTATGCAAAAAATCAAGATAAATGGGAAGCAGCAACTCAATTTGCTGAACATAAAGGTTGGAAGTTTCAAGTTTGGACAGAAGAAACTTTAAAAAATCTAGGCATAAAGATACTGTAATCTTGTATAAATAGATTATATGGCAAGTTTATTTGACACATTACAAGCAAATGCGTTTAGAGCAGGTGTTCGTCAGCGTACAAAACAATCACAAGCGTGGTTTAAAAAGAATGTAACAAATTTGCAAGTATCTCGTGAAGCTTTAATGAAAGATACTGCATTAGATAGAACATCACAAAATATACGTGGAAATATGTATATGTATTTCTATGACCCAAAGTATAAAGAAACTTTACCATATTACGATAGATTTCCATTAACAATTATGATTGATGGTGCACCTGGTGGATTCTATGGATTAAATTTGCATTATTTAAACTATAATACTAGAGCTGCATTTTTAGATGAATTAATGGCATTAGGACCAGAAAAATCAACTGAAAGTTCTAGGCTGACAAAAATAAGATATAATTTATTAACAGGTGTAAGAAAATTTAAAGAATTTAAACCGTGCTTTAAACATTATTTAGGTAAACATGTTAAATCACAATTTGCAAGAGTGCCTATGACCGATTGGGAAATAGCAATATTCTTACCAGTAGAACAATTTAAGAAAACAAGTAAACAATCAGTATGGGCTGATTCTAATAGAATAGCGAGAAACTAATGAGTAGTATAGAAAACTTAAAATCATTAATTAGTAAAAAAGGTGGACTTGCAAAAGCAAATCGATTTAATGTTATATTTACACCGCCTAAATTAAGTTTGTTTAATTTTGATGGTGAACAAATAATATCGAGTTTATTGACTGGTCAATTTAATGCAAAAAATATGATTAATGACCCAAGAGATATCTCAATGTTATGTGATTCAGTATCGATGCCTGGAAAACAAATTAGTACAATTGATTATCAAACAGTAAAACAATCAATTAAAATACCTTATGGAACATTACACGATGATGTTAATTTAACTTTTTTACTTACAAATGATTATTATATGAAAACTGTATTCGATACATGGATAAATAGTATAGTAGACGTAAATAAATATTGCGTTTCATATAAAAAGGACATTACTTGCGACGTTATAATACAGCAATTAGATGAGCAAGATGTGCCAATATATGGCGTAAAATTAGAGGGAGCATTCCCAACAACAATGAATGAAATAGTATTATCAAATGAAAGTACTGATACTATTCAAAAGTTGAGTGTGAGCTTTAGTTATGATACTTATAAACCTCAGGGTGCAATAAGTAGTACAGGTAGTGCAATACGAAATGCATTATCTATTTTTGGATAATATAATAGGAGAAATATTATGGCTTTACCAGAGCTAAATACTTCTAGATATAAGGTTGATATACCGTCAACTGGTCAAACAGTGACTTATCGACCATATCTAGTAAAAGAAGAAAAGGTTCTAATGATGGCAATGGAATCCGGTGATAATAAAGTTATCATGCAGGCAACCATTGATATTATTAAATCTTGTGTATATGATGATATAGACATTGATAGTTTAGCAATGTTTGATATTGAAACATTATTTTTGGCATTAAGGTCTAAATCCGTTGGAGAAAAAGTAGACTTAAATGTTAAATGTGAAAAGTGCGAAGAAGCAAATGAAGTTCAAATTGATTTTGACGACATTAAAGCTCCTGTTGTTTCACAAGAAAATAAACAAATCATGTTAACTGAGGACGTTGGTGTAATATTGAAATATCCATCTGTGAAAGATATTAATAAATTTTCACAGCTTGGAGATGAAACAGTAGAATCAGCAATGAAAATGATAGTTGCATGTATTGATAGTATATTTGATGCAGAAAAAGTATATGATGCAAAGGATGAAACTCCTAAAGCATTAACAGACTTTATTGAATCTCTGAATAACGAACAATTTACAAAGTTATCAGAATTCTTTAATGATATACCAGCATTAAATAGTAATATTGATTTTGTTTGTAATAAATGTGGAACAGCAAATAGCCAAGAGTTAAGAGGACTGCAAAGTTTTTTTACATAGGCCTTTCGCACGATAGTCTTGTAAATCATTATAAGACAAACTTTGCAATGATACAACATCATGGATATAGTTTGACTGAACTTGATAATATGTTACCGTGGGAAAGGGAGATATACATAGCTCTTTTAACGGAATGGATAGAAAAAGAAAACGAACGTTTAAAAAACGAACAAAGGAGATTATAATGGCTGAAGGACAAGACAATAGCAGAAATGAAGTAGAAATAGACTTAGATAAGTATATGGCTATGATTGAGAAGCTTGACGAACAAGAAGACCAGATTAAAGAAATGAAAGAGGAAGCTAGACTTGCTGCAGAGCAACTAGGACCTCGTAAAAGAAAATTCATGGATTTATTTTTAGATGATAATGACTTAAATGAAAAAGCAATCATAGGATTTATATCATTCTTTCTAATGATGTGTTTTGGTATAACAGATTTAGTTACTGCATTAGTGTGGGACCTAGATTTAAAAGTATCTGAGACAATTTATACATCATTTGTGGTGGTAACATTAGGTTCATTTGGTATATCAGAAGCTGGTAAAGCATTCGGTAAATAGGAATAGTTAAATGGCAGAAGCTCCAAATCAAAAAACATTAGGTGATGTTGTAGAACAATTGCAGGAATTAAATGCAGCTACTGAAATGGCTGAAGAAACTGCAAGGTATACACAAGAACTTCGTGATTACATGCAAAACGAAGGTGCCAATTTAGACACTAATCAATTAAGCGCAATTGAAGATTTAATTGCAGTATTAAAAGATGGAAGATTAGATGATTTAGAAGCTGAAAAAGAGCAAATGCTAAGAGCTAGAGTAGAAGCAAGAAGAGATGCTGAACGTAATGATTTACTTGAAAAGATTTCTAAATTTACAGGTGAAAATGTAGAAACACTTAAAGCAGAATTTGGTAACAAAGGCCGTGGTGTTATAATGGGTATTATAATAAGAACTGCAATACGTGGTGTATTATTAGGATTTTTATCATCAGTATTCTTTGAACCATTTAGATTAATAGGAAAAGGTTTATCTGCAATAGGTACTAAAATAGGAAAGTTGCTAGGGTTTCCAGGTTTCTTTAAAAATTTAAGATTAGGTATACAAACTAATGTTTCAAATGGATTTAAAGCTTTTGTAAATATATTTAAACCAAAAGGAAATAAACCACCAGGATTTTTAGCTAAAGCTGGTAAAGAATTAATGACAGTTATGAAAGATATCTTTCGAATTGTGAGAGTTAGTGTATCAAATGTATTAAAAGTTTTAACTGCTGTAACTGGTTTTTTAGCAGGCAGATTTGGTGCATTAGAATCTTTAACTAAAATTAAATTTAATGTACCTACACAATCAAAATTTATAGGTTTATTTGCAAAAGCTCTTGACACATTGTTTAAACCATTAAATGGATTAGTTAAATTATTTGGTACACAACAAAGTAAAATTGTTAAGTCAATAGATAAAGCAGGTAAAGCAGCCATTTCAACAACTGGTTTTTTTAGTAAATTAGGAACTAATCTATTTACTTTCTTTAAAACATTAAAGCCTATACAAACAGCTTTTCAATTCTTAGGAAGAGTAGGTAATGCTTTTAAAGGTATAGGTAGAGTTCTTGGTAGATTCTTTGGTGTATTTAACTTTATTGTAGGTTTCTTCAAAGGATTTAAAAAATATGAAGACGGAAGTTTTGTTACTAAATTATTTGCAGGTATAATGGGTGGATTTAAAAATCTATTGCTCATGGGTCCTATTTTCATATTAGATGGTCTTAGATTTATATTAGGTAAAATATTAGGATTCTTTGGATTTGAAAAAGCTGCAGAGTTTTTAGCATCATTTTCATTGACGAAAATAGTAGGAGATGCCTTTGATGCGGTCACAGATAGTATAATACAGTTCTTTGCAAAAATTAAAGATACTATTAGTGATATAGGATTTGGTGGCATTATAAAAAATATTGGCGTTAGTATGTTAAAAATAGTTAAAAAAATAGCAACGTTTCCTCACGCAATTATGGCAGGCGGATTAGGTGCAATAGCTGCAGCGTTACCTGGTGGTAAAACACCTATGGAAGGATTTAAAGAAGGATTTAATAAAGTATTTAGTGCTGGTGATAGTGCATTAGATTCATTAAAAGCAAAAGCAGATGGAATGAATAAAGATGGTCAACTAATAAATGCTAAATCTGAAGAAGGTAAAGCATTGAGAGATGCAGCAATTTCTGGCCCTAGAATATCTGATGAAGAACTTGCAAGACGTGGAACTGTTATGTATGATATACAACAAAAAGCAGGTGATACTGTTAATGTTATAACAACTGCTACTAAAGATGCAGTATCAAGTGTTAATGGCGTTATAGCAAACGTTTACACATAAAAAAGGGGACCATTCAGTCCCCTTCGAAAATCAAATTTAATTAACTTTCTTTAGCTAGTTTAGCAAAGTAGCTTAAGGTGTCATCCTCATCAGAATTATTTTCTGCTGGTGGAAAGCTTGTATCAGCTGCTGCAACCGGTGCTGCTTCTGCTACTGGAGCTTGACTCATAGTTGATTCAACCGGAGCATGACCTGCATCAACACCAAGTACTTTATTAAGTTTCATACTTAGTTCATCATATGATTTATAATTAGCAGGGTCAACAAACTCGTTTAAGCTATAAAGACCATTATATACTTCTGTAAGTCTGGCTTCATCTCCTTCATGTAAAGCTGATGGTGAACTAAACTCTGATTTGTCATAGTTTACCCAACCTTCTACTTTTCTGATTTTGATTTTAAAGTCAGCGCCTTCCCAGAAATCATAAGGATTTACAGGTTGTTCATCTGCAAATTGTGGTTGCATTACATCCATGATTTTATCAAAGATTTTTTTACCAAATTTGTAAAGAAATACCTTTCCTTCATTTTGAGGATTGCTTGGGTCGGAAACAACCAACACATTACTTACATAATGTAATCTTCTTTTTCTTTCCCTTGCAACAGCTTTATCTTCATCTCTACCAGTATTCCATAGAACTGAATTTGCTTCCGATACTGGGTCATCTTGTCCAATGGAAGTCAATGAGTTTTCGATATACCATAAGCCAGTAGGACCTTTAAATCCGTGGTCCCAATATCTTACCCAAGGAAGGTCTTCACCTTCTTTTGCAGGTAAGAATCTGATTACGGCATAACCATTTCCCGCTTTATCTCTAGTAGGTTTCCAGAATCTGTCATCCGCATAGGAATTAGTTTCCGGTTTTGCTGTTGATACTGCTTCTGCTGCTTTTACGAGTTTATCGATTGATGAGCCTCGCATGCTCTTTAGATTTTCTAGTGACATATATTTCTCCTGTATTTACACTGTATTACTGAATTATCCACTTTATTCATTATATAATATATTATACCACATTATGCGGTATTTGTAAAGGTTGTTTTTAATAAATTTAAACATTTATCTCTATCAAACTTTACGAAAGGTTTGTATTTCATTATCTTACGATAGATATCTGGCCAAATAATTGTATCAGCTATCTTCTTATTTTCACGTTCTACAAACCCAAGTATTGAATCCAAGATTACGATTGTTTCCAATAGTATTTCTTCTTGAAGCCAAAGCTTTACTATCAATGGATGACTATTATCTTCTGCTTCTAGAAGAGAATCAAATGATACATCCATATCGTTTAGTTTATTTATATCGTTTTGAAACCTATATGTTAAAGATTCCATTACTTTTTTATGCTCTCTATAATATCTTTCTCCACCTTCATTTAGCATATCACCGACATACTTTACATCATTTTTAAAGTTAGCAACATAGAATTCTTTTAATTCAGATTCATATGTCTTTGCTAACTTGGCAAAGAAAAACTTATCCTTTCGTTTAAAGAAAGATTGAGGCGATACGTTTGATTTAAAATTATATTTAACTGCATCATAGTTAGTTTCAAAATGTAACTTTAATGCATTATATAGTTTATATGATTCAAACGGGTCATTCATATAGGAAGCTTATTTCCTTTTTTAACTTTAATAAGATTGAGACTTGCTGCTTCTTCCTCTATCTTTTGTTTTAAAGAATCAGTTAAAAGCTTTTTCATATTCTTATAGTCCATACCTCTTTGCTCAATAACATAAGCAGCTGCATCGATATAAGACATTTTATTATTATTCACAAGATGTTCTACCGCAGTAGAGAATCTTTTACGAGTCATAATCTTTTGGTCTATTGGATTATCCGACAAAGTCATCTCCTTCATCCCATGAGCAGCCTGTAAGTCCGCCTGCTTGTAATGCCTTTAAAGTTCTTAATACCTCTTGTGCATTTCTACCTGTGTCTAATGCATTTACTGACACATGTTGTATAGTTCTATCTTTATCAAAGATAAAAGTAGCTCTGTAAGGTACACCTTCATCGCCATTTACAATACCTAAAGTATGTGATAGACCTAATCCACAATCTGCTGCA